ACATCACGCTTCCACGGCGTAATATGCTAAAATAAAAGCGTAAAGCATTAGAAAGGAGTACCACAATGGCAGGTACACGAACAATGGGAACTCGACTCGAAAAAGTCAAGGCGAAAGACGAAACAGCGAACCTAGTTATTGGTAAATTAACCTCAATCGGCGAAATCGGCGTAGAGAGCGACGAGCAAGACACAACCACTCTGGACACAGAGGGCGGATACAAGGAGTTTATCGCAACCACCAAAGACGCAGGCGAGGTAGCAATCGCTGGCAACATCGTCAAAGCAGACGAAAAAGGCACTATCGCTAAGTTGCTGGCATTAGCCGAGAACCAAACACTGCAAGACTGGATTGTAACATACCCGTCAGGCGCAAAGTGGCAGTTTAAGGGCTTTATCAAGTCTTTTAAGGACGGCGAAAAGACCGTAGACGGCTTGGCTACTTTCTCCGCAACAATCCGCGTGAGCGGCAAGCCAACCTTCACTCCAACAGAGCCAGACACTCTTTAAGGAGAACAAAAAGCGAACGGGTGGCGCTATATCCGCCCGACCACAGCAACATAAACGAGGTACGAAATAATGGCAGAAGCCGAAAAACTAAATCTAAAGTTTAACGCACGAATAGTCGACAGTATCGAAAGAGCGGTCGGTAATGTTTCTATCGAGCATATCGCCGCAGACGGAAGCGTGCGCGCTTTATCAAAGATATTAGAACACGCGCTCTGGGACGAGAACGCCCAACGATACGGCGTTAGCTCAAAAGTAGCCCTGGACACATTAGACGCACAGTTTGAAGCAGGACGCGACAAGTACGATATTATGCTAGACGTAACAGAGGCGCTAGTGGAGGCGGGTTTTTTACCGCAGAACACGAACGTCGAAGCGATGAGGCGCAACAAAGCCGAAGTGAACGAGGCTCTGGCGGACATAAACTAGAACGCAGAGTATCGCAGGCGCTAGGTTTATCGACATACGGCGCGCAATGGCGCCACCACGAAATCACAGCGCTAGAAATAGGCTTAGACCTGAATTACTACTGGGAATTAACGCCGAAGCAGTTTCAAAAGCACTTAACGGCGTACCACACCAGGAGAAAAGAGAACGAAAAGCGAACAGACCAGCTGAACTACCTCCTCGGCGCATACGTCGGCTCAGCTGTGAACAACGGAAAGCACTATCCAAAAGAGCCTTTCCTATCGCAAAAGAAGCGGCGCGCAATGACTCCCGAAGAAATGGAGGAGCAGGCAATCCGCAACACGATAAAACTAGGAGGTAACCTACAATGACAGTCGACGAGCTAAAGCTGCTTATAACCGCGAATGCCGACCAGATGAGAAAAGAAATCGGTCGCGCCCGCGCAGATATTGACGCACTCGCTTCGAACGCGACAAAAGCCTCGTCGACCGTTTCGGGTTCTTTCCGCGGAATGGGCGCAGGAGCCGTCGCAATGGGTGGATTAGTAGCCGCTGGTATATCAAAAGCCATAGGCGCTATCACATCGACCCTAGGCGACGCCGTATCACGCGTTGATACGCTAAACAACTTTCCGCGAGTAATGGGCAACCTGGGAATATCAGCCGAAGACGCCCAAAAGTCTATAGATTATATGAGCCAGAAGCTCGTAGGACTTCCAACAACCCTCGACACAGCCGCAAGCGCCGTGCAACGATTGACAGCCGCAAACGGCAACGTCAAAGCCAGCACCGAAATGTTTCTGGCAATGAACAACGCCATAATTGCAGGAGGCGCACCAGCACAGGTGCAAGCGAGCGCCATAGAGCAATTAAGCCAGGCTTACGCAAAGGGCAAGCCTGATATGATGGAATGGCGCAATATGATGACCGCGATGCCTGCTCAGTTGAAGCAGGTGGCGCAGTATATGGGCTACGCAAGCTCGAACCAGCTCGGCGAAGCCTTGCGAAGCGGAACCGTCAGTATGAACGACTTTATGAAGGCTATGATAGAGCTGAACCAAAACGGCGCTAACGGAATAAAGCCGTTCTCAGAGCAAGCCTTAGGTGCCGCGGGCGGAATTGAAACCGCCATAACGAATATGAAGACAGCCTTCACCCGAGGGCTAGCGGACATTATGAACGCAATCGGTCAGTCGAACATCGCGGGCTTCTTCCAGATGATAACAAACGCGATTAACGCCGCAATCCCTTACGTAGTAGGCTTTGTGAAGGTTATGGTTATGGCGGTAAGCTGGATAAGCTCACTCTTCGGCGGCGGAGGCAAGAAAGCCGAAGGAATGAAGAAAGCAGTCGACAGCGTCGGCAAATCAGTAGGTGGCGTAGGCGCAGGCGCGGCAGGAGCAGGCAAACAACTAGGCGGCGCCGCAGGGCAAGCAAAGAAGCTCAAGAAAGAGCTGGCAGGCTTGGCGGCTTTTGATGAAATGAACGTCCTGAAAGAGCCAGAAGATAACGCAGGCGGCGGCGGCGGAGGCGGCGGCGACGCAGGTGGCGGCGGTATGGATATGAGCGGGCTGGACTTTGACCTTGGCGATATGGACAAAGGAGCAAGCAAAGCCGACGAAATCGCGCAGAAAATCAAGGACAGCTTCCTAAAAGCTTTTGAAGTTATCCAAAGTACAAAGTCGTGGCAGGCTTTCGCGAACGGCGTAACGAAAATCTTCGGAGCATTAGCCGACAACGGTAAAAGAATATTCACGAGCATAAGTAACATCGTAGTAGCCGAAGCGGGCGCTTGGTCGACCGTCATCAGCCAGCGCGCTGGAGAAATCGACGAACACTTTGCAAATCTGCTCACATCGACATCAAACACAGCCGCAACTCTGGTAAATGTACTTATGGCGCCTTTCGTGGGCTTCTTTGACGGATTAGAGAGCGTAGTAGTGCCGCGAGCCGAAGAAATCGCGAATAATTTTACTACCGCATTTTTGGGCGCTATGGACATCACCGCGAAGCTGTACGAGCTGGCGAACTCCTTCCTAGAGCCGTTAGTAGAGCCATTAAGGCAAGGCTTCTCAGATATCGGCTACCTAGCGGGTACAATACCCGCAGACCTACTGCAAGGATTAGCTGACGCCACGCCGCAAATCGTCGACAACCTGACGGGGCTTATGGAGAATATGAAGAGCGTTTTCACGCAGATAAGCACAATTGTAGGCACAATCTGGACAGACTTCACAGGCACACTGAAAAGCACCTGGGACACCTACGGAAAAGACATATCGAAGGGAATAGGCGAGTTCTTAGGAAATATCACGGGAACATTTAAGAGGCTCTACAGCGACGTCCTGGAGCCAATTATTAAGCCATTTTTGGACGAGTTTCAAAAGGTCTGGAAAGACCAACTACAGCCCGCGCTAAAAGCCGTAACCGACTTCATCGGCAAATTGGTAGCAGGAGCGCTCGAAATATACAACAAGTTTATAACGCCAATTGTAAACTGGATTATAAGCACATTTAAGCCCGTCTGGGTCGCCCTAGGCACGACAATCGGCGGAATAATAAACACCGCACTAAGCACAATCGGAGGCTTTGTACGCGGCGTGTTTACGGTACTCGGCGGACTGGTTGACTTTATCGCGGGCGTTTTCACGGGCAACTGGAAAAAAGCTTTCGAAGGATTGAAGAGCATAGTAGGCGGCGCGCTTGGAGCGCTTGGAGCAATCGCAAAGGCGCCAATTAACGCGTTGATTGATATTATTAACGGCTTTATTAACGGCTTGAACCAAATCAAAATCCCAGATTGGGTGCCAGGCGTAGGCGGTAAGAATATGAACATACCGAAAATCCCGAAGCTCGCCCGCGGTGGTGTGGTTGACCGCGCAACCCTGGCGGTGGTCGGTGAAGCAGGACGCGAGGCGGTCGTGCCGCTTGAGAACAACACAGGCTGGCTCGACAAAATCGCAAGCCAACTAGCCGAAAAAGGTGGCGCAGGAAGCCAGGCTCAGACTATAATAGTAAAAATTGGCGAAGACGAACTGGTGCGTCGCGTCATCGACGGAATTAACGACCAGAGCTACTTAAACAATCAAGGGGTGATATTGGTATAACATTATGGCAGAAGCACTTGTAACAATCGAAGGCGTCGAGATACGAGAATTAAAGAAGTACGACGTGCAGGCGAGCAAGCTCTGGAAGGACGCAGGGCGCAATATGAGAGGCAGTATGAGAAGCACCCTGATAGGTATCTTTCCGAAGCTAGAGCTGGAGTTTGTGCCTATGGAATACGCCCGAGCGGCACAAATCGCGGGAATATTGAACCGTCCCTTCTTCAATGTGCGCTACTTCGATATTCACACAAACTCCTACAAAGCACAGACATTTTACGCGAACGACCTAAAGCTGGGAGTGCTTGACCGCAGACGCGGACTAGTAACCGACTTCAAAGTGAACCTGATAGCGCAGGAGGCACAGCGATAGTATGCACGAGCGACGGCTAGACGACCTACGAGAACGCCAGGCTTTTATAAACGGCTTGGACATACCAGCCCGCGAAATGGAGATGTTTCTCCAGACAATGGACGAGGGCGAAGAAATCACAATGACAGACCGCGACCTGCTTATAAGCGCGACCCTTGAAAGCGAAGTGCCAGGAATTGGTCGCCTCGAAATGCAGAAGCTCACGCTGACGCACCTCGAGGGCAAGGAGCTGCTCGGTCGCCGTTTTACGCTTCAGGTTAGCGCAGGGCAGAGGGACAGCCTCGGACAATTGCCCTCGCCACTGACGCTCGGCACATTTTACGTGGTATCGTCGGAAAAAATCAAAGACAAGGACGAGGTCAAAGTAACCGCATACAACCAGACGCACTTATTGACCGCGGAGTACAAGCCCGAGCTATTCACATACCCGACGACCGCGAACGAACTACTCCAGCAAATCTGCGGCGTTTTGGACATCGCCCCGACAATGAACCAGGCGAACATCGATATCGACATAGAGCAAGACCTCTATAAAAATATTCACGGTATACAATACCGCGAAATTATCGAGGAATTGGCGGCTTTAACGGGAAGCATAGCGCGCTTTAACAGCCGCGGCGACCTGGAGTTTTGGTGCGTGAACGACCTCGAAGGCGAAACCGACAAACACCACGTCAAAATACCAGACGGCTCACTGATTAAATTGACAGAGCTGGAAAAATACGGAGCCGTGAACAGCCTAGTCCTGGCAAGAAGCCCGCAGAACGACAACGTAGCCGAAACCGAGCCAGGCGCGAACCCTATCATAGAGGCGACAATCACCAACAACCAAATCATAGACAAACGACGCGAAGCGGTGAAGTCAAAGCTCTATCCATTTTTCAAGGGCTTAACCTACTACCCCTTCGAAGCCGAAACCAGCGGCGTGATAGGCGCACTAGTCGGCGACATCGTCGAGATTAACGGCAAGCGCTCGGTGGTTATGGGGCACAAGCTGACCCTCGACGGCGGAATTAAAGAAAATCTCTGGTGCAAAGACCCAGCACGTACAAAAATTAACTACAACCGCACGAGTAACATCGACAAGCGCATAAAGAACACGGAACTCTACGTAGACAAACAGGAACAGGTTATCCGCGGAGTAGTGAGCGACGTACAGACGCTCGGCAACACAGTGAACGACAACCACACAGAAATCACGCAGAAGGTGCGCGAAATCACTAACAAGATACAGCGCGCAGGCGGCAACAACCTACTCAGAAACTCTGCCTTCTTTTACAAATCGAAGGAGAAGCCAGACGACACAGCCGCAGAGCCGAACCTATACAAGCCGTGGAAAGAGGAAACTCTAAGCTCGCCCTCGATTATCGACGTAGCACCGAGCGCCGAAGCGAAAGCCAACGGCGGTATCTCAGGCAACAATCTCTTCTTAAGAGGTCGACGAGTGAGCCAGACCGTAAAAATCCGACGCTCGAAGACCACGGACACAGAAGAAACGCGGAGCTACTACACATTAAGCTGTCTTGTCAAGAAGAGCGCGCTAGGTATCGCGGGTATTCTCGTACGCACCGCGACAGTGCCAACCGAGAACCTCTGCTATACACAAATTGGCGAAGGCGAGAGCGCCTTTTACAAGCGCCTGGAGTGCGAGCCTTTTTACACAACCGCAAGCGACGAGGTCATAGTCGAAATCTGGGCAAACGGCGACGCAGAGGCGACCTTTACAGACATAATGCTAGCGCACGGCAGAAGCTCGGCAAACTGGGAACAAGCCAGCGGCGAGGCAATGAGTACCTCCGTAACAATGAACGAGTACGGCTTGATAGTGAAGTCGGACATTTACGACGGAGCCTACACAGCAATGACGCCGCTCGAGTTTTCAGGATACGCCGAGTCGGGCGGAACCCAACAGCGCGTCTTTACGGTGAACGGCGAGCGCACAATCGTTACAAAGTTTTCAGCGAAGGACGAGATAGTGCTGAACCCTATAAAACAAATCGCAATTAAAACAGGAAGCATTAAAGGCGTCGCATTTATTGACAGCGGAGAGGAGGATTAAGCAATGGCAACATCGGGACGAATTGAAACTGGCAGATATAACGGCACTTGCTTCTATTTTCAATGGCAGCTAGGTGAACAGGACGTCGGCACGAACCGCTCGGTTATTCACTGGCAGGTCGGTATAAACATCACGAACAACGCTCGCTGGTACAGCAACGCGGTGCGCCTGAACATCACAACCGTCAACGGAAGCGGCAACATCGCGAGCGGTGTCTGGTCGAACATCAGCGGCAACGGCGACCACCAGCTAGGCGGCGGTATAATGGACATCTACCACAACAGCGACGGAGGCAAAGCTTTCAGCGCTGGAATGTCAGGCTCTCTGTATGGAAGCGGAGCGCTTGAAACGAGCGGCGGCTGGGAATTGCCAGCAATCCCACGAGCAAGCTCGCCAACATTTACAAAAGGCTTGTATATTGTAGGCGAACCTATCGCGGTCAATATGAACAAGAAGCACTGGAGCTTCCACCACAACGTCAGTATTCAGATACCAGACGGCGCAGAAATCAAGCGCCAGGACGGCTTCGTAGGTGACCAGTATGTCTGGACACCAACCCCGCAAGAAATCGACATCATTTACGAGCGAATGAAAAACACACGCCAGACGAGCCTGGGCGTGGACACCTGGACATTTAACGGCGGCTCAATGATTGGCTCAGGCTTCCAGAATGTAACCATAGCCGTAAACGACAAAGAAGCCGCCCCTCTCTTTTCAAAGATTGACGCCCGCGACACAAACGCCACCAGCAAAGCGGTAACGGGCAACGACCGCGTCTTTATTCAAGGAATATCTACGGTAGTCGCAACAATCGCCGACGCCGACAAGATGAAAACGCGCCTAAAAGCGACGCCGAAGAGCTACTCAATAAAGCTCGTCGACAAGACCGCGACAATCACCCACGACGAGAAACTGAAAGGCAAACCATACGAAGCCGAACTCGGAACGATTAGTCAGAAAGGAAGCCAGCGCTTGGTTATTCAGGCGACAGACAGCCGCGGCTTAACCGCGGAAGCCTTCAAGGACTTGAACTTCATCGAATACGACACGCCGAAAATCACAGCGACCGCCGAGCGAAAAAATAACTTTGAAAATGAAACGAAGCTCAGCGTCAGCGGAACCTTTGCGCGCATAACCGTAGACGGAACCGACAAGAACCGAATAGAGCCAAACAGCCTGCGCTATCGCTGGAAGCAGGACGACGGCGGCTGGACGGCGTGGATAAAGCGCGACTTCACGCAGGGCGAGGGCGCCTTCACAATGACGCCAGCCTTTTTATCAATGGCGAACTCCTCGAAGTTTGTTATCGAAATTGAAGTGCGCGACAAATTGAGTACTTCAAAGACGCAAATCTCTCTCGACAGAGGCGTGCCTATTATGATGATATCGAGCAGTAGCCGCAACGTCGGTATCGGCAAAATGCCAGCCGAAGGCAGAGCGCTAGACGTCAAGGGTAAAATCTATATGAATGAGAAGCCGCTCGAAACGCCAACACGCGTGCGCTCTTTTCGATCCTTAGGATTGGCAGAAATAGAAGCAGAAGTCGCGAGCGAATTGCCTGCTGGCTACACGAGAAAATGCGTAGACGTAACACAAAACCAACAACTGCCGAGCGCGCACTTTGTTTACGGAAATATAAATTGGGGACGAGCGCAGACCGTAGGTGCGCATATGACGGCGCCACGCTCAGGCTATTATGAAATAGCCGTAGCAGAAACTACGCTAAACAATCACAACCGACTAGGCGGCGACCGTATGGCGGTAATAGCGCTAGACCTGCCGCAAGGAGAGTACAACGTGGACAGAGCCTTCTACAACGCGATAGCAATCGTTTCTCAGCACGCAGGCTCACTGCCAGTTATGGCGGCGAGGCGAGTTTTCGTCAAGAAGGGACAAAATATCTCAATTTTCGCGGGAACTATGGCGTCGGAGGAGGGCTTTTATAAAATCCAGCTGGTCGAATGGGAAGGCGACTTGTCCGAGGATATTTAAGGGTGTTAGAATAAAGCTATGGAAGCAAGCGTAACGACATATCTAGCAACGCAAGGCGTACTCGGTATAGCCGTCATCGCTTTATCTACTGCCGTTTTCAAGCTCTGGAAGAAGAACGAAGAACTAAACCAAAAACTCGTCGAAATCGCAGGAGCGAACGGACACGAGATGATAGCATTTTACAAGCAGGACGCCGCGAACGAAGCCGAGAAGTCAAAAGCAATTACTCAGATGTCGCACTCAATCGACTTACTAACTGAGAAGATTAACCGAGGGGGTAATTAAAATGGACACAGCCGCAGTCATACGAGCGGAGCTTTATAGCGTGGACATCGAAGCCGCCCGCGAAGAGGCGCGAAAAGCGCGACAAAATACACAGCAGGCGTATGTGAACCTGGCAAAGAACAGCCAGAAATTAGAGCAGCGAATACGTGAAAACCATTTTCACATCACGCTAAAAAAGGCGGTCAGCGCGCCGAAAAAACAGCCGAAGAAACCATAGAAGATGTTTATAACTATAACCGCAATTGCGCGTATATTGATAGCGACAGCACTTGTCGCTATTATATTGCGACAGATAGAACTTTACCGACTGAAAGCGCCGAAAGAAGTGCGACACTTGAAAGTATTACTACTCATTTTATCGATATCATTATTGACGAGTAACGCAATTTTACTCATACAGTGGCTCATCGGAGCCTACACGAATATCGAAATAGCACCCGAGCCGAAAGGCTACGACGGTCTACTTTACTCTATCGTCGATATATTAGATGATATAATTACGGTAATAATACTAAGGCTCATTTATAAGGAGGGCGAAAAATGACAGAAATGACAGAGCTACTAGTGCAATCTTTGCAAGCGTTTGCTTTGTATGGATTAGCGACGATATCGTACACAATCCTGTCGGCTTGGTCGAATATTAACGTTTGGAAAATCAGCGAGGGCTTCGACAAGAAGCTGTGGCTAAACGGGCTAGCGAAATACGCGCTCCTTGGCGCAAGCACGATAGTTATTATCCTAGTAGCAAAGGCGCTCCTTATCTTTGCGCCGAACTGGGGTATCGAATTGCAAAGCGCGAACCAAATCAGCTCGCAGATTATCTTCGGCGTACTAGCCGCAGGAATTGCAGGTATGGTGCTAAAGAATATCCAGAAATTAGCCGAAATCTACGGTGTCAGCCAGAAGAACCTTGACAAAATCACAACCAACGCCCTCGAGAAAGAAGACGCAGAGGCGCCGCTAGTCGTTGACGTGGCAGACCTTCCAAACGGCAAGAAAGCCAAAGACGCAGACGTAGAAAAGACAGTAGAGAAATCAGGCGCAAAGGCGCTCCTGGACAGCGGACGCGGCGCGAGCGTGCCAACCGACAGCTGGCAGAGTTTTCGCAACGCGGTTATAAATCAAGCCTTTGACGTTGACGGCGCATACGGTGCGCAATGCTGGGACGGAGGCGCGCTCTTCTGGCTAAACGCAGTAGGCAGGACTTTATCCACAGGCGGCACAGGAGCCGCACGCGGAGCCTGGGAAGCAGCTCGTGGTTATAACGCAGGGAGCGAGTTTGACCTCATAACCGACCGAAACGCAATCCAGCCAGGTGACTGGCTCTTCTTCGGCGGCACGCAGTGGGGACACGTCGGAATGGCAGTGTCAGGAAATCTCGGCGGCTACGTGAGGCTATTAGGACAGAACCAAACAGGCAACGGCAACGGCGCTCCATTTACTGAAATCAATATGAACCTAGGAAGCTTCCTCGGCGCAATGAGGCTGAAGCGCTGGCACATCGCACCAGCACCAGCACCAGCACCGCAACCACAGCTATCACCCGACGAGGTAGCCGCGCAGGTTATCCGCGGAGACTGGGGCAACGGCGACGACCGACGCGCACGATTAGCAGGAGCGGGTTACAACCCTGATGATATTCAGAACCGCGTGAACGCGAAGCTATCACAGGCAACGCCAGCACCAGAGCCAGAAGCACCGCGCTTCAGCGTAGGCGATATTGTCCAGCCGAAAGTAGCGGTGGACTACAACGGCACGCCACTAACACAATACGACAACAACTACGTAATTACCGAATTGATAGGTGACCGAGCCGTATTGTCAGCCCGCGGGCAGGTCTGGGCGGCTTTGAATACAAACAACCTGAGAAAGGCTTAGGACAATGACGGGTGCGGAAATCCAGCGACAACTAAACGCGACAATCAAGAACAGTAAAGGTATCAGAGAGTACGACTATCTTTATACAAGGCTACTCCACAGAACGAACGTCTGGCTATTCAAGAACAAGCTCCATCGCGATTATTCAGTCATTAACGACAGCGGTCGCGTCTTTATCGTAAACAGGCGCACGCAGGAGCGCATAAACGAAATCTGCCCTGACGTTTTACGAGGCGGAAAGCGCGGCGAATACGTAGTGTATAATGTACTTATACTCAGCGCAGAGGGCGGACGACCGCAAGCGCTTAGAGAAAGGAAGCAGTATGTACCAAATCGAAGTCGAACCGAACGCCGAAGGTAAGCTCATTATCGAGCTATACGGCGACAAGTACGAAATCGTCGTAAAAGAGCCGAAAGCGAAGGCGAAAAAGGAAGAAAAACCCGCCGAGAAATAGAACAAAAGGCGAACAAGAAAGAGGGTAAAATAGCCCTCTTTTCTGTTGCAAAAATTACATAGCCACTGGCGGAAAATCCACGCTTGTTTTATAGTAAGAGTACATTAAAAATTAACCAGCAAAGGGGAACGAATGGAGCGAAGAAACGCCAAAGAAACGCTCGTCTTAGTATCAAAGACGGGGGACTTTTTATTAACCAAAGACGAAGCCAGGGAGGTGGCTGTAAAAATCTCAGAGGGGTATAGAAATATTGCCCTTCAAGGCGCGATACTTGCGACGCACTCAATCGACGGAATACTGCCATACGACAGATACCGCGATAGCGCCAGGATTAAGAACCGCGGCTTCATCTGTCTACACGAGAACTTTCATAGAGCGAACGAACAGTGCGCCTGCTCGCGCTTGCAAGCAATAGACAAGAATAAGCAAATCGACGCGAAAGCAAAGCCGACAACCGAAGAAGAAGCTCGAGGCACAGCCGCTCGCGAATACATACGCGAAAATCTCAAAAATCCAGACGCGCTGAAAGACGCAGACGCCCGCGAAGCGTTTGTAAAAAAGCGCACCGCCGAAATCTTAGCAAAAAACGCGTCAGACGCGCCAGAAGCGCCGTAAAAATTAAAGACGATAAAGTTACGGGCTTGAACGCCAAAACGCGAAATAAAGCGGAATGAATAGCAAATAGAAGCATTAAGCAACGAAGGAGTGAATAGAAATGCTAAAAAACATACCATTTTACGCAAGTCTACTAAATCGAGAACTCGCCAACGGAAAAATAACCAAACACAGCCACGTGCTGGTTTACGGAGCCATAGAAACGCACGCTATGGGCGATTATGGCTGTATCGCAAGTAATAAAACAATCGCCGCAGAAACGGGCTTTAACGCTGGAACCGTTGCTAACATCATAAGCGAACTCAACGCGTCGGGGTGGATTAAAGTAAATATGGACGAGAAGCACCACAGGGTGAATATAGAGCCGAAGCTAACTATAGCCGTGCCAACATTTTCACAGGAAAGTCAAGGGCTAACAGAGGTAAACCCCTCACCCGCCGATGAAGACGCCTTAACCCGCCGAGGAACACCCCCCTCACCCGCCGAAGAATGCCCCCCTCACCCGCCGATGAACATAGAATACAGTAATAGAAACAGTAATAGAAACAGTAATAGAAATACTCTACTTGTCCGCAAACGGACAAGCGAGGTGAGTAAAACCTCCGCAGAAGCTGCTGAAATAGTCGAAAAAATGCAAGAAATGATAAAAAAACGACTGCCAAACAGGGCGAACAAAAAGCGAACACAAGCACAGCTCCAGAAAGACATCGAAACAATCGAGAAAATCCACAGACTCGACGGCTACAGCTACGCCGAAATTAACGCGGTGATGAAATGGTCGCAAGAGGACGACTTCTGGTCGCAAAATATTCTCTCAACCGCAAAGCTCCGCAAGCAGTTTGACAAGCTAGTGCTTCGAATGAGAGCCGAGCAGAAGAAAAAGCGGGACAATATCGCTTTCATTTAAGGGCTAAAAAATCTTTGAAAATCTTCACAAAAAGGCTTGATATTTTTGAGAGGGTACAATATAATGAAAGTACAATAAACGTAAGAGAAAGGTAAAACAATGCAAGAATGCAAGCACGAAAACGCATATCTCGAAGAACCCTGCTGTGGGCGAGGCGAGAGCGGCTACGTCGAGTGCGCCTGCGGCGGAACATACGCGATTGTATGCCCAGACTGCGGCGAAGAAGTCGACGAAGCAACCAAGAAGCGAGTTATAGAAGAAACGGAGCAACAAGATGATTGCAGCGAATAGAACAGCCAGCCTAGCAGACAAACTGCTACAAATGGCGCTACACGACGAACTGGTAAACGGCGAGTATAACGGCGACCTGCTCGCCCTCGCCAACGAGCTGGCGGAGGCGGTAGTCCTGCCAATCGACGACAGCGGCGAGTTTATCGCCCTGCACGCCCCGCGAATACAGAAGCGACACCTAGTCGAAATCCTAGCAGGCGAAACCACCCGCGGAATTATCGCACCCGTCCAAATGGAAATCCAGGACGGCGACGAAGTGCTGGAAATCCACTACGAACCACTCGCGAGCCGAATTAACAACCAAATATTCACAGCTTGCCGAAGAATGACAGGCAACGGCTTAGTGAGGTCAAGCACAGACCCCGAGAAGTTCTTAGAGCGAGCGATTGAGCGCTTCACACGCACAAAGCCTGGCACAAATTGAGCCACTACAATATAATAAAGTAAAGCAACTAAACAAGGAGAACGAAGTGGAAAAAATCAACGAAATCATAGCAGAGGTCAAAGCCGAACTCGAAAAAATGGAGGTAGACGTAGACAGCAAAGACGCACGCGCAAGCCTGCGCTACGTGAGAGAGGCGCTCATAGAAGAGTCGCGCAAATCAGCCGACAAGCGCGTGGTAGGCAAGAACGGAGCGCGAACGCTCGCGGGTATGATTGCGAAATGGCTGAACCTGAGCCTGCCCCTCGACGGTGTCAACGTCGTCATATCGGGCGCGAATATGACAATGGTTACCTATCAGGGCTACAAAAATAAAGTGCTGAAATTGCACCCGAGCGCGACCTTTGACGTCCAAGTAGTGCGCGAAGACGACGACTTTACGGTCGAAAAGCAGAGCGGGAAGGTCGTCTATTCTCACAAGATTAAGCCTTTCAGCAATTCAAAAATCGTGGGTGCGTATTGTGTGATTAAGACAGGCGACGCGGAACACTACGAGGGCTTATCAGCCGAAGACTTCGAAAAAATGAAGAAGAGTAGCCGCAACCGAATGCTTTGGGAAAGATGGGATACAGAGTTTTGGCTAAAATCCGTCATAAAGCGAGCCTGCAAACGCTACTTCTTCGAGGAAGTGAAAGACATCGACACAATCGACAATTCAGACTATGGACTAGCCGAAGAGCCGCAAGAGGACGCCTTTGAGCGATTAAAAAAAGCCGAAACGATAGCCGAATTGAAAGCCGCCTACGCAAGTCTAGCTCCAGCGGAGCAAGCCTACGCCGCAACAATCGCACGCGAAAGACTGCGAAAAATTAAAGAAGCAACCGCAACAAAAGTCGAGGGCTAAAATGGACACGACAACACACGAGCAGGGAACAGAGGACTGGTACAAAGACCGCCTCGGAATACCGACCGCCAGCCGCTACGGCGATATCCTCGCAAAGCGCGGAGGGTTTGCAAGATACGAAAGCACCTCGCGCAAGAACTACCTCGCCGAATTATTAACCGAGCGGCTGACAGGTCAGCCATACAGCCGCTACGGCAAGACGGCGTATATGGACTGGGGTACGCAAATGGAGCCAGCCGCAAGGCTCAGGTATGAGCTAGAAACAGGCAACACAGTAGAAGAGCGCGGCTTAAAGAAACACCTCTTCCTAGAAACAGGAGCGAGCGCGGACGGAATAGTCGAGGTCGACAATTGGCGAGGCGAGGGCAAAGGCGGTATAGAAATCAAGAACCGCACACCAGCGCACCACCTCGAAGCACTCACGACAGGCAAAGTGCCGTCAATTTACATACCTCAAATCCAGGGCAATATGATGTGCGACAAGGAGCGGCTCTGGTGGGACTGGGTCAGCTACGCGCCAGACTTTTCAGAGAATGCACAGATAGTAATAGTGCGCGTCTATCGCGACGAGGACTACATCAAGAACCTCGAAATCGAGGTGGCGCTATTCATCGACGAATTGAAAGCCGCGGAGAAAAAAGTCCGCGAATATAAAGTGAAAGTATTGTAGCGTTACATAATTTTTGATATAATTAACTTACAATAAACTAAAAGAAAGGGTACGTATGAACGAAGCCAACCAGGAACTACGCCAAGCGGCGTATAAACAAATAGAAGCAATCTCACCGCTTAAAATCAAATCAAACGAACTACTCGAGCGAGCCAAGAGCGTCAAGGTAGAAACAGCCGCAGACGTAAAGACAGCGAAAGAAGTCATAAAAGATATCACGGCACACAAGAAGTCGACAGAAGAATTACGTAAGAACTTTACGCGACAGCTCGACGACGTAAAAAAGCAATTTATCAGCGCAGAGCGCGACATCTTAGCACCAGCCGAAGAAGCTCGCGGAATTGTAGCTAACGAAATCCTAGCCTTCGAGCGAGCTGAAGAGGAGAAGAAGAAACGCGAAGCAGAGCGCGTCTGGGTAAGCCTGCTGGAGATTAAGAGCGCGGTAGCAATCGAAGACGCAAAGACGCTAGAAGACGTCGAGAATTGCGAAAAAATCGCGGAGGAGCGCATAGCCGCATTAAACGACGACGCGAAGCACCCGCTCGCAATCGCCTTCATCGGCAAATTGCGCCAGGATATCGCCGAGAAAAAAATCGAGCTGGCGAAAAATCCAGAAACAGAAAAGGAAGAAGCCGAGCAACAGCTAGAAATTGACAAAGCCAAAGCCCTCGCGGAAAAAATGGAAGCCGAAGCCAAAGCCGCCGCTCGCGCAATGGAGAAAGAGGCTCCAAAGACAGGCAGTCGCGAGAAAATCACTGTCGAGATTATAAACGCGAACGAAGTGCCTCGAGAGCTTTGTGTACCGAGCGAGAGCTTGATTAAAGACTACGTAAAGAAAAGCGGCGCAGATATGGTGCCTGGCTGTATTATTAAAAGAGAGCGCGTCATTTAAGAAAGGAGCTTATAAAATGGCAGACATTAACAACGTAACGCTAGTAGGAAGGCTGGTGCGCGACGCAGAAGCGCGCACCACTAAATCAGGTAAAAACATAGCCGCCTTTACGCTAGCCGTGAGCGGAATTGAAAAAGAGTATGTCGACTTTATCGACTGCCTCGCCTGGGGAAAAACCGCGGACGTGGTTACGAAATACACAAGCAAAGGCAAGCGCGTCGGTATTGTCGGAAAATTGCACATAAACAAATACGAAACGAAGGACGGCGAAAAACGCTCGCGAGCTGAGGTTATTGTAAATAGCATACAACTACTCTCAAACGCAGAAGCGCCGAAGCAAGAAGAAGAAACTAAACCGAGCGACGAGGTGAGCCTCGACGACGTAAAACTCGACGAGCCAGTCGACCTATCGGAGATACCATTTTAAGAGGAGGGCAAAAGAATGAGACAGAAAATGATAGACATAATAGCAAGACTCTTTGTGAGCGTGGTGGTCTTCGCAATCGGAGGACTAATAACAATGCCGCTGTTTATTTTTTCAAACAGCCACAACTTTATCGTGAAGGTGATTGCTACGACATTTTCAGTGCTGGCTATCTTAGTAATTGCGCTGATGATTATCACAATCTGGGTGCCGCGAGATGAAGACCTCGACGAGTAGAAAATATCCGCTCGAGGTCGAAGAACACAAGTCGTTTGTAAACTACTTAGAAATATTGCGACTGCCGCACTTCCACGTGCCGAACGAACAGAGCCAGCGAGCCTATCGAATGGTGAACCGAAAGCTGGGAGTTTCGAGCGGAGTGCCTGACCTTTTTGTTATAGTAAAATCAGAGCGAAACGGCAGAAGTAAGCTTATCGCTATCGAGATGAAGCGACAACGCGGAGCGCGACCGACAGTATCACCAAAGCAGAAGCTCTGGCTGAAGGAATTGAAGCGCGCAGGAATTGACGGCTACGTAGCTTACGGCGCAACCGAAGCTATAGACATCGTGAGAAAGGAGCTGGACAAGCTCAGAAAGGAAGACGACAACGGTGAAGTATTTTAAGCTAATCCAAGACACGCCAGAGTGCAAAGCTGGCGCTATGTTTTATCAATCGACAAACGGCGACGCTTTGGTATCAGTCGACAACGAAGCGTACGTGATTAAGATTGACAAAATAAACGACTTCGCAAAGTTCTTTGTAAAAGTCGACACAAAACTGGCGCGGTATTTTAAGCCAGCAATCGGCGCAAAGTACTACTATTTAACCGCAGAAGGCGAAGTGCGCGACGCAGAAAATCGCGGCGAAATCACAGACGCGGCGCGAATATCACTCGGCAACAGCTTCGAGCGATACCCAGACGCGCTCGCTTATAAATCGGCGCTGATTGCACGCGCAGAGCTGGCGGCGCACCCAGCGAACCAGTACCAACCGAACTGGAAGAACGCCTACAAAGAAATCAAGGCGAAAGAAGGAAGCTACGAAGCGACGAAGCTCGTCGAGAACACGGTGGCTTACATTATCGCGCAAGACAAGCGCACAGGCGAGCTTGTAGCTGTACCTATGAGCGGAGCCGTGAATTATAACCCAATCGCTTACTACGCAACCGAGGACGACGCAAAGAAGGCACTCTCACAGCAATCTAAAAACTATAAAACGTATATGGAGGCTCAGTAAATGACGAAGGCTAAAGAAATCACTCTGCCAATCGCAGAGTATAAGAAATTGAAGAAAGACGCGGAAAAATGGCGCGCCTTTCACGAGAAAGTAGCCGCAAACGCGAAAAAACGCTGGCAGAAGCGCACACCAGAAGAGCGAGCGGCAGAAATGGAAGAGTTACGAAAGCATAGGAAGTATAACCGCCGTGAAGTATAGAAATCTTTCAGAATTGCACAAGCTCGAAGACAATCCGCGAACAATCGACAAGGACAGCTTCGACTCGCTCTGTCAATCGATTAAAGACAATCCTGACTACTTCGAAGCGCGCCCGCTCATTTTAAGCAACAGGACGGGCAAGCTGGTTATCCTCGGCGGTAATCAGCGCTACGAAGCCGCAAAAAAGCTCGGGCTGGAAAAAGTGCCGACGCACCTCATTGAGGGGCTGACAGAGGAGCGCGAGGAAGAAATCACAATCCGCGACAACGTCAACAACGGCGACTGGGACTGGGACAAGCTCGCGAACAGGTACGACTATGAGAAGCTCGACGAATGGGGTGTAGAAGTGCCGACGGCGGTCGCGTCCGCAGACTCGGACGAGGTGAACCCGCAAGGTAAGCTGGCTCGTACGTTTATCGCCCCCCCCTTCAGCGTCCTCGACGCACGGCAGGGCTACTGGCGCGACAGAAAGAAGCAGTGGCTCACGCTGGGTATTAAATCAGAACTCGGACGTAAAGGCGGTCTAGTCTTTGCGAACCTGTCTGGTTGTATACCTGATTATTATACGAAGAAGACCGAACTCGAAAAGAAGCTCGGCAGGAAGCTGTCGAATGAAGAGTACGAGCGAGATTATCTCGACACCGAAAAATATCAGAATGGGGGTACGTCAATCTTTGACCCAGTCCTAGCAGAAATAGCTTATACGTGGTTTAACGTCGACGGCGGAACGATTCTCGACCCCTTCGCAGGCGGAAGCGTGAGAGGAATAGTCGCGAGCCGTCTAGGCTATCGATACCTAGGACACGAGCTGAGAAAAGACCAGGTCGAGGCGAATATAATTCAAGCTGCAGAAATCTGCGAAGGCTACCCAAAGCCTGAGTACATCATAGGCGACAGCTCAAAGACGGTACCGCAGAGCGACGAACAGGTCGACCTTATCTTCACCTGCCCGCCATACGCAGACCTCGAAAAATACAGCGACGACCCCGCAGATATAAGCAATATGGACTACGACGACTTCTTAAAGGTTTACCGCGACATTATCCAGAAATCGGTAAACAGATTGAAGGAGAACCGCTTTACAGCTATTGTTGTAGGCGACGTGCGGGACTCTAACGGTATTTATCACGACTTCGTCGGAGATACGGTCGACGCGTTCAAAGACGCAGGAATGCAGTATTACAACGAAATCATACTGGTAACGACCGCGGGTAGTCTACCAATCCGCGCAGGCTCGACCTTCCAAAAGACGCGCAAAACGGGTAAGGCTCATCAAAACCTGCTGACGTTTTACAAGGGCGATATAGAGCGCATAGCCGAAACCTTTGCCGCGACGCGAGAAGTAGAAGACCAGTATGTAAAGCTCCTCTCTTTTTACAAAGGCGACCCGAAGCGCGTCCAGCAATACTTCGAGCCAATCGATGTCGACCAAAATGTAGACAACTTTGACGCCGAAGAATAAGGCTGTTATACTAAAATCGTGTTCTTACAGGCACAGGCAGAGGCGCAAATGCTGGTTGGTGCGCCTCGCTCCACTTCGACAGACACTCCGCAAGGGGTGTCTTTCTTTTTTCTGAAAAAAGTCAAAAAATCTTCATAAAAACCCTTGCTGTTTTTGAGCCGTTACAATATACTAAGAATACGACAAACGTAAGAATAAAGGAGCAAACGAATAATGACAGAAGCCGAAAAGAACCTCGAAGCCGTCGCCGAAATCAAGCGGCGGCTCGGGTGCGGCGAATTGACGCTAGACGAAGCCAAAGCCGAACTAAAGCCAATCGTCGACCGAATAAACGAGAAGAACCGCGAAATTGCCAGGAAATACAACGCCAGAACGCGACTGGTGAGCGTTTCATCGATACTGAGGTAAGTTGTCCACAGCTCCAAAAAATTATAAAAAATCTCCGAGAAAATGCTTGCAATTTTTGGAACGGTACAATACAATAAGACTATAACAAACGTAAGAAGAAAGGTAAAGCAATGGTTTACGAAATAAAGGTTACACAAACAGTAAGCGGAACTATCTACGTCGAAGGCGACAACTACGAAGACGCAGAAAAGAACGCCAGGCAATTCATCAAAAAAGACCCAAAGCACGTAGCGTCTATCATTTTTGACGAAACCTGGATAACCGAAGTCGGCTCACAGGAAGCGCCAGACGAGGCTTCTGGCGAAACTAAGACAAACTAGCACTTTTACACAAAACAGCCCACAGGGCGCGCCAGAACGACGCAGAGGGCAACAATACAGCGCGGTGGTGCCAGCGAAAGTGGCACTGGGACGGCAGACTTGAGGTCGCACACTTCCATAAACCTTTCAAAAACAGCCAGACCAGCGCACCAGCCACCCTGCCCCTTTAAAAAATAACGGAGAGGAGTAAATAAATGAAATATAAACTACTTAAAGACTTGCCTTACGCGAAAGCGGGGACGATATTCAACGAAGACGTCAAGAGCGACGGGACGAGGGTACTCGAGCAATACAGGTACACAATTCCTACTATCGACATCGACAACTTCGACGAGTGGTTCGAGCAGACGAAAGAGGAGCCGATAGCCAGCGTCCGCCGCACGCCGAAAATAGGTGAGAAATACTTTTATATTGACGAATACGGAAACGTGGAGCGGGAAATCTGGGACAACGACGGCGTGGACAATGAGCTTCTCTCTATGGGTGTTGTATATCTCACGCTAGAAGAAGCCACAGAAGCCCGCGACCGAAGACTGGCAAAAGTCAGACTGGAACAAACCTCGAACTTTAAGCCAGACTGGGAAGACAGAAACGGCGGCTGGATTGTTGGCTACGACTACGACGAGGGCGGTCTAATAACTATAGCTATTGACTGCGTCGACTACGGCGAACCCGTACGATACAAGACCGCACAAGAAGCTGAGGAGTCAATGATAAAAAACAGAGCCGACTGGCTGAAATATCTCGGCATTAAGGAGGAGAACTAAAACTATGGCAGGAAATCGAGAGGGCGGCTTAAAAGCCGCGGCAAAAAACAAGGCGAGTAACCCGAACTTTTACAGGGACTTGGGACGAATAGGAGGAGCCGCACGCGTACCGAAAGGCTTCGCATTAAACCGCGAACTGGCGCGGAGGGCAGGCTCAAAGGGTGGCTCCATAAGCCGACGCCCGAAACCTCAGAAAACCGAAGCCGACAGCGCGGAAGTTTGATATAATTTAAGCAAGCACATTAACAGTCTATCTTAGCCGCGGAGCTAGAAGCACCAGCACAAAATTATTAACGATTAACTCAATTGATGATATACACACAGCTGGCGCTTCGACGCGGAGGCTCGTCGTACCTTTGTTCTTACGTAAAAGTTTTCTACCCGTTTATCATAAACATACATCTTGCGAGCCTCCACCTAGCTCTGTGGCTAAGAAACAGAGGTAAACAATGAAAAGACAGACGCGACAACTAAGACCACGCGCAAAGCAGGTCGCGGAAATCCAAGGATTGGGCGAGGGCTTTGTCCACGCCCTGAAGCGAATTGCGAACTTCGCAAAAGCTGGACAAGTCCAAAACACGCGCCGCGCAGTCAAGGACGCCAGTCGCTGGTCAATCGACTACGCAAGCGAACTGGCTCTATACGAGCTAGAGCTTCTGGAGTATTGCTTTGAAAACGGCGCAGAGCCTGAGGAGCTAAAGGAATATATAGCAATGAGGCGGAGCGTCCACCGCGAAGCCAAGACAATACGGTACTGGAATGAAAACAACAGCAGACTCGAACGCGCACGGATACGACGCGCTAAGGAGAACGAAACTCAACAACAGAGTAACCTCGACTAAAATCGAGAGGGCTGTTATCGAGGCAAAGCGCGAGTGCGAGGAGCTAAACACTATGCAGGACTACGCGCTCTTTTTGATTGACCACAGCGCCTACTGGCGCAGAGTGGGCTATCACGAAATCACGCGACAATTAAAAGACTACTACTCAAAACAGGGGTAGTAGTTTTATTTTTATAAAAGTTGTCCACAGGCTGAAAAAAGTCAAAAAATCTTCACAAAAACCCTTGCATTTATTGAGAGGGTACAATATAATTAAAACATAGCAAACGTAAGAACAAAGGAGAAAACGCTATGACTAAAAACTTTCAACCTTTCACAATGAGCCTCATCGAGGACATCGAAGCAGGCAACGCGAAAATTGACGGAGGAGGCGCCGCTATCAGGAACCGCCAGACGGGCGAAATTAGCTGGGCGTACACTGAATACTTCACAAACACCAGAAACTGGAACAAGCTACTAGCCTTTTACGACATCGACGCTGACACAATCGTCTACTAAATAAACAATAAACAAGGGGGCGACCACCACCGCCCCCCCAGGAGAAAGAAAAATGACAAAACTATACAACACAGCACTAGCAACATTAACAGCCTACGCAATTGCGCCCGAAGCAATCGCAACAGCGGTGCTTATCATAGCGCTAACAATAAATGCTATCATTTATATAAATAAAACCCAGCAGAGCGCGCTAGCCGAGCCAGCACGCCGAGCATTAAGACGACAGAGAGGACTCTAAAGATGATTGAAAAAGTCAATCCAGACCACCCCGACAAATTAGCCGACCGAATAGCAGGCGCCCTTGTGGACTACGCCTACGAGGAGCAGGACGCTCCACGCGTAGCCTTCGAGGTACTCCTCGGACACGGAGAGGTGAACATTATCGGCGAAAGCTCGGTATATGTACCCAAGCGCGTAGCCAAGCAAATCATAACGCGAATATTGAAACACAAGGACTACGTCCTGAATATGAATATTGTCGAGCAGGACGTGCGCTTAGCCGCGAACCAAGCCGAAGAGCCACGCGCAGGCGACAACGGTATTTTTGCAGGCGAGCCAGCAGACAGAGAACAGTCGCTTCTTTCAAAAATCGCCCGAGGTATTCATCAAAAATACAACTCAGACGGTAAATACATACTCGATATGAAGGCAGAGCGCCTCATTATCTGTCAGAGCGACGCAGAAGAGAACGCGCTAAGAGTAGACCTCTATAAAATCCTGAACGCTATCAAAGCCGAAGAGCTAAAAGAGTACGATATCATTATAAATCCACTCGGGTCGTGGTCAGGCGGCGAAAACGTCGACGCAGGAGCAACCAACCGCAAACTCGGCTCAGATATGGGACGCGCCGTAACGGGCGGAGGACTTCACGGTAAAGACTTAAGCAAGGCAGACGTAGCCGTGAATATTTACGCGCATATGCAAGCCGAGGACTGCAACAACCGCGTAGAACTATCCTGCGCAATCGGCGACGCAGATATCAACGGGGTACCTTATCGCGAAATCGTAAGGATTGCCAAGGAATACGTCGACGAAATCGGAGGCTTCGAACGCCTCGCAGAATGGGGGCTATCATAATGTAAAGGAGGGAGCGAGAACAACAACCAGAAACTAAACTAAGAACAGGAGTAAATAACAATGAACCCAGAGAGAAGAAACGCACGCGACGGAGCCAACTACGTCCGCATACAGCAAGGACACAGCGTCCTACTACATATAGCGCTAGCATTTTTAACCTGCTGTATCTCGCTAATTTTCACAATCTACTACGCAATATCGCCGAACCACTACTTTCACCTATAAGAGGAGGCAAAGGAGAATGTTTTACAATAAGCACAAACCTGTAGACTACAACTACAGCGCAACCATAGACGAAATCGACGAGCGACAGCAGGCACTGAACTACATCGCTGAGCTATCAGAGGCAGACAAGACCGCCTTCTTCGAAGCCGCGGAACTCATCTGGCGCGGATACGAACGACTTCGCCAAATGGAAAAACACACCACCACGCAACCAATCGAGCAACCAACAAAAGAAGAGGAGAACCTAAACTATGAAATCTGAGAAGGAACTAAAAGAAGTAGCTATACAAATCCACGTACACGAATTGAGGGACGAGTCTGGCGAAATGGTAGACCGCGCAATAGGAAAATCCGAGGGCTTCTTTCTTCTACTAATCGTATTAACGATTGGTCTAAGCAACGTCATAGCGCAGGGAATAATTAAAGGCTTTGACATATTAAGCGTCATAATCCTCATCTTCGGCTTGATTATCGAAGTGAGAACGATTAAGGAGGTTATGAGCTACGAAAACGAGCTAGTCGAAGGAGCCAAGCTCGCTATCTTTGTAGGCAAACGACTAGAAGAGAAAGAACGCGAGGAAGCCATAAAGAAAGCCAGAGCCGCAGAGAAGAAAGCCGCACCAAAGACGCGCAAGCCACGCACTAAGAAATCAGAAGCGAAAGCAGACGGCAAACCAAGCAAGAAAGCAAGCACTAAATAAAGAACGAACACACAGGCACCTGAAAAATACAGAAGGCTCCGAGAATAACAACATCTCGGGGCTTTTTGATATAATGCAGATATGACAGAGAATACGCAAACAGAGGTAAAAGAACCGACAGCTCCAACGAAGGACTGGACACCAACGCCAACGAGCAAAGAAGCACAGAACGCGAAACGACGACGCGACGCGGTTATGATTGAGCATAAACTGGCGGGTGATGAGCAACGGTTTGAGGAGCTTAAGAGGGAAACCGTAACTGTTGACACCTCACAACAATTGAAGCGGGACAAGCACGGACGCTTCATAAAAGGAACAGGCGTACCAGCAGGATTAGCAGTCAATCCACAGAACCGAAGCGCGGGCGGCTGGACTAACAAAAATATGATATCTTACTGGTACAAATACTTTATGAAAATGACCACCGCACAGGCGCGTCGCTGGCTATCAAAGGTACCAGAGGACGAGAGAACCGTCGCGCAGGAAATCGCCTTTGCAAGAATTACCGACGCGCGCAAGGGCGGTAAAATCGGATTGAATACAACCCAGGAAATCACAGACCGCACGGAGGGCAAGGCTCCGCAGTTTGTGAATACAAGCATAACGACCTCATCAATCGAAAGCCTGAACCTGACCAACGAACAACTCGCACAAATTGCATTTAACGACGTAGAAGAAGAAGAGGAGTAGTGAACCGAGTAGTAACAATCAAGCCGTTTATACGCGAGAACTCGAGCCTGGCTCATTTAGGTATTGAATATCACTCACGCACACGGCTACGAGTCAAAGTGCGCACGCCGAAGACAGACGCGCTCGACGCCATAAAGCGACGGAGGCAGTCGGAGCAGGCGAGCATAGGAAGCATACGCAATCGAGCCAAGAGGCTGAACATACCGTTTGACTTGACTATAGAACAGACCAGGGAAGTGCGACAAAGACCGTGCGCCTATTGCGAAACCACAGACTACCCCCGACAACTAGACCGAATAGTGCCAGCCGAGGGCTACGTAATAGAAAATATGGCGGCGGCTTGCAAGCGTTGCAATATGGTAAAAAGCCGCTGGTTATCGTTTGATGAGATGAGAAAAGTAGCGGAGGTGCTGGGGTGGAGGAAATAAGCAAGGAACAGGCTCGAGAAATACGCCGAGAATTACAGAAGCAAGCGCTGGTAAAGCTAGCGCCGTATAACCTGTACGCCTACGCAAAGGTAATGCGCCCGTCATTTTATCGAAGCGACAGACCGCACCTGAAACAAATGTGCGACATATTGCAGTACTTCTTAACCGAAGACCACGGCTATCAGTTTCTGCTACTTGACGCGCCACCACGCCACGGTAAGAGCCTCACAGGACAGACAGCCGTGGAGTGGGTCTTTGGCAAGAACCACCTGCTGAAAGTTATGACAGGGAGCTACAACGAAACGCTCTCAACGACCTTCGCCGAAAGCGTGAGGAACACGATAGCCAGCCAGAAAGCCGAGGAACAGACGGTAGTATATAGCGACATCTTTCCATACACCACGCTACAATCAGGAGAGAGCAGTAAAGCACTCTGGGCTTTGAAGGGAAGCTATGGCAAATCATACCTAGCAACTAGCCCGAAGGGAACCGCCACGGGCTTCGGCGCGAACCTGCTCGTGCTTGATGACACGATTAAGAGCGCAGAAGAAGCACTGAACGAGCGAACCCTACAGCAAATCTGGGACTGGTTTACAAGCACAATGCTCCAGCGAATGGAGGGCGACTGGCGCGTTATCGTGATTATGACCCGCTGGGCAACGGGCGACATCGCGGGCAGGATTAAATCCTCCTACGGCGAGGACAAAGTGCTGGAGCTGAACCTGAAAGCAATCGACGACAACGGCGAAATGCTTTGCCCGAGCATTTTATCGCGGGAGGACTACGACCTTAAGACGCAGGAAATGCTTCCAGCTATTGCCGCCGCGAACTATCTCGGCGAGCCAATGGACGTAAAGGGTGTGCTATACAAGAGCCTGAACACCTACGCGATTATGCCGCAGACTGATGACGAACGCGTCTGGGCTTATTGCGACACCGCAGACACAGGAAGCGACTACCTCTGTATGATTGTCTACAAGATTATCGACAGCGAGGCGTACGTGCTTGACGTAGTCTTTACAGATGAAGATATGGACACCACCGAAACAGAGGTCGCGGACTGCTTATATCGCAACAACGTAACGAACGCGACTTTCGAAAGCAACAACGGCGGACGGCTTTATAGTAAGAACATCGAGCGCAGGCTCAGCGAGAAATATCAAAGCAACAAAACCGTCATAGAAGCGGTACCGCAGAACAAGAACAAGGAAGCGCGTATTCTTTCATCAAGCGCGTGGGTACAGAAACACGTTTATATGCCTGAATCGTGGAGCAGTCGCTGGCGAGCTTTCCACACCAACGTTGTCAGCTACCAGAGCAAAGGTAAGAACGTACACGACGACGCACCAGACGTCCTCGCAAGCATTTACGAACACATCACCGCCCAATCACCGCCAGTACTGTATAATAAAAGCATATTGACGAACGGTAGCGTAACGAGCCGTCGCCGCGGATTATTCTAAGAAAGGAAACACCGCCAAAAATGAGTAAAGCCTTCAAACCATTTACACAAGCGCCAGACACCGACCTACACAGCGTCGAAGTTGTCAAAGCCGCGATAAAATACAACACGAAATTAAAAGCGCGCCTGGACAAATTAGAGAATTACTACTTCGGCGACCACGACATCAACAGCCGTCAAACGCAATCAGGCGTGAACAACAAGGTAGTAGTGAACCACGCGAGCTACATCACCGACGTCAATGTCGGCTACTTTTTGGGAAGCCCCGTGGATTATGAAACAAGCGAGGGCGTAAATATCGAGCCAATTATGGACGAATACGACCGCCAGGTTATCGCCGACCTAGATAGCGAAATAGCCCGCGACGTATCTATTTACGGCTACGCCTACGAGTACATCTACACAGACGAGAACAGCGCCATTTTCAGCGCACACTACGACCCGCGCAACGTCGTGCTAGTGCGCGACAACACGGTCAAGCAGTCGAAAATCGGCGCGATTATATACATACCGCAGACCGACGACAACGGAACCATTAAGAGCTATACGGTTTATATCGCAGACAAGGAATACGTAGCCGAATATACGACCGAAGCCGAGCCTAAGAAATTAACAGAGGTAAAACCAAAGCACGCGCACGCAATGGGCGACGTGCCAGTGATTGAATACAGAAACAACCCAGCCCGAACGGGCGACTTTGAGGGCGTTATCGGATTGATTGACGTTTACAATGTATTGCAGAGCGACCGAATAAACGACAAGGCGCAACTAGTCGACGCAATACTTGCGCTCTATGGCGTATCATTAACCAACCAGCAGGTAGAAGACCTGAGAAATAACCGCGTCATCTCATCGATACCGAAAGACGCAAAAATAGAATACATCGTCAAGCAATTGAACGAGTCAGACGCCGAAACGCTTCGCACATCGATTGAGAAAGACATCCATAAAATCAGCAAGACGCCGAATATGTCAGACGAGAACTTTGCAGGCAACTCTTCAGGCGTAGCCCTGAAGTACAAACTCCTTGCAATGGAGCAGAATATCAAGACCAAGGAGCGCTACTTTGAGCGCGGACTTATGGAGCGTATGGCAATCTACGCCAGCTTCCTGAAAGTCAAGAATAACACCGAGCCAATCACCGCCCGCGACGTTGACGCCAAGTTTACGCGAAGCCTCCCAGCAAATGACCTAGAAGTAAGCCAGATGATAAACAACTTAACCGACCACGTTGATGATGAAACGCTCATCAGCCAGCTGTCCTTCGTCCGCGACGCCAGCGAGGTTATCGAGCGATTAAAAGCCGACAAAGAAGACGAGCAGGCAAGCAACGCCGACGACATCAGCGACCTCGAAGAAATCGAGCCAGTAAAGCCAGCAGAGCCAGCAGAACCAAAGCCAGAAGTAGCCGAGGAGTAGGCGCGTGAAGTCCGCGGAATACTGGCAACAGCGCACCGAAAGACGCGGCGCAGACATAAGCCGACATATCGACCGCCAGTCGGCAAACGTTGCAAAGATATACTCAGACGCGGCGAAGATTGTCCAGCGCGACATCGAGCGCACCTATCAGAAATACAGCGACAAAACAGGCATAGACGTCGGTCAGCTTAAGGAGTTGCTAAGCCGAGGCGAAACCGACCGCTTCTGGAAGACCGCCGAGGGCAGGCTAAGCCGTCAATACATCAAGGAAAACTACAAGGCGCGCATAACACGCCTCGAGGAGTTTAAGCACAACATCTACGCGGAGGCTATGGCAATCACGAAGCCACGCATAGAACTCTCGACGAAAGCACACGCCGAAACAATCAAGCGAAGCTACCTCAGAACCGCCTACGACATCGAGCAGACGACAGGACGCCGCGCACAATTCACACAGATAAACACAAGGCGGCTAAACCGTATGCTTGGCGAGCAATGGAACGGCGCGAACTATAGCCAGAATATCTGGAACAATACAAACAGGCTAGCCCAGGACTTGAGCCAGCGCACCGCCGCAGGACTTCTGGCTGGCAAATCGCCGCAATACCTCGCCCGAGAAGTGCGCCAACGCTTCGACGTAGGAGCCTACGAGGCAATGAGGCTCATACGCACCGAAACCACCTACTTCGAGAACGAAGCCGAAGCCAGGCTATACGAGGAGCTAGGAATAACCGAGTACGTCTTTATGGCGACCTTGGACACGCGCACGAGCGAAATATGTGGCTCACTGGACGACAAGCGCTTCAAGCTATCAGAGCGCGAGGTAGGCGTAAACTGTCCACCAATGCACCCGAATTGTCGCTCGAAGATTAGAGCGTACCTAGGCGACGACGCAGAGCCAAGCCTAAGACGCTCACGATTAGAAGACCGCGAAGACGTCGACACAGCGCCAAGCGAAGTGCAGAAGTATAGGAGCTTCGACGATTGGCAGAGCGGACGAGGCGAGGAAACGCTGAGCGCGAAACCAACAGCGCCACCAATCGCCTACGCAATGCAGGACGTCATAGGCACACAGGGCGAGCCAATGGAGCCAGAGGAGGCTATCAAGGCAAACCCACGCTATGACGAGGGCGGAGGATACAAGAATAACTGCCAGCGGTGTGTCCCCGCATACGAATTAAGACGCCGCGGCTATGACGTGGAGGCTTTGCCAAACACCCCGAAACTCAGGCGCGAGTTTAGCGGAACCATACGCGAAATGGAGTGGCTCTGGAAAAAGGAAGTAGACTTTTTGGGGTGGAAGAAAATCGACGGCAGACTATACAAGTCAGAGTATCCTGAAATGGTTAGCCACACGAAAGAATTGCCAGTCGGCGCAAGGCTTCAGGTATTCTTCTACGCCCGCAACGGACGCTCAGGACACACACTAGTCGCCGAGCGCGTGAAATCCACGGCAGGCAATCCAGACGGGCTGAGGTTTGTCGACCCGCAGAACGGCGAGGGCTTCGACACGCCGCCATATAAAAATAAAATGGAGCGGTGGGGCTTTATTCGCATAGACAACGCGAAAATGGACACGGAAATGCTTCCGTATATCGTGAGAAAATCAAGCAAAACACAACCGCAACCGAAGAAAGGAGCGAAGAGATGAGCATAACAGCGAGCAGAGCCGAATTACTAGTAGGCAAGGGCTACGAGAACGTAGGCGAGATGAAGGGCTACCTAGTTTACGCACCGAAAGACGAGGAAACGAGGCTCAAATACCCGCATTATCTGGTGATAGACAAGAACACAGGACGCCTGAGGAATATTTACTTCGAGCAATTCGGCGACGACGAGGAACTGAACGCGCCGTTCCTAAAAATCGACGCAGAGATAAAAGCATATGAGAGTTTATTCTAAAATATGTTACAATTTAAGCAAGCAGGACTAAAGCCGAGCTTGTTCGACGGAACTAAAACGGCAACCTTTAAGAAAAGCTGACGAGCTTAAAACGGAAAAGGAGATTAAGGTGAAAGACAACAACGTTGAAACCAACGAAGCACAAGCAGTAGAAAACGCCACGCAGGAGGAGAAGCAGACAGACAACCACCTGTTTACACAAGAGGACGTAGACAGAACGGTAGAGAGTCGCTTAGCCAGAGAGCGCAAGAAGTACGACAAGGAACTCGACCGACGCATAGCCGAGTACGACCGCCAAGCAAAGCTTAGCGAAGAGGAGCGCGAAGCCGAGCGACGAGCGCAATCGGAACGCGAGCTAGCAGAGAAAGAGCGACAAATCACGTTGAAAGAAAACCTCTTTAACGCGAAGAACGTGCTTATCGAAAAAGGTATATCCCACGAATTGGCAGAGCTGGTAGTAGATGTAGATGTTGAAAAGCAGGAGCAGAATATCGCGGCACTAGAAAAACAGTTTGGAAAAGCTGTCGAAGCCGCAGTAGCAGAGCGACTGAAAGGAAGCACACCGAAAGCTCCACAGGAAAGCGCCTCGAGCGCTCAAAAATACGGTGAAGTAACCGTCATCTAAAAATTAGGAGATTATAAAAATGGCACAGGACGCTAAAAGCATTTTGAGCAACACAGACAAAGATAAGCTGGCTGTGAGCTACGGCTACGTTATCGAGTCAATCCAGAAGGGCTCACTAGCCGCACGTTTTAAGAACAAGGACTTGTCGGGCGACCCAACAACGGGTAGCGTTGAGGCAAACCGCTTCATTAACTCAAAGGGTAAAGACTACGGCACAGCCCGCACAGCAGCTAAAGGCGACGCTTTGAACAACAAGGGCAAGGTCTTCGTGCAAATCGACACAGACCGCGAAATTGTCGAAGAAATCGCACAGAAGGACATCAAACTACGTGGTATCCCTGGCATTATCGACAGCCGCAAGAAGAACCACGCACAGACTGTTATCTCAGAAACTGACGCTAAATTCTTCAGTGTTGCCGAAACAGAAGGCTCAGAAGTAGTCGTAACCGCAGAGCCAACAATCCAGGACAAGGTAGAGGCTCTTATCCAAGCAATCGAAACGACAAAGAACGAGTACGTCGACGGCGTTGACCGCGAGATGATTAAATTGTCATTGACACCAAAAGCTTACGGTAAATTGCGCAACTACTTAGACACTGTAAAAATCGGCGTAACCACAGACGCTGAGGAAATCCAAATGTTCCACGGCGTAGAAGTAGTAAGCAACGTACGCCAAACAAAGGACGCAATCGCCTTCGTAGACGGCGCAATTGCACAGCCACTGATTGTCGCACAATACGACGCAGAGAAGCTACCTTTGTCAAACGACTACGCTGCCGAAATGTTCTACAACTACGGCACCAAGGCAGTAACTCCTGACTTGATTAAGTACGCAACAGTAGCCTAGTAGTAATACCAAAGTAGCAGGCAGAGGCGGGGGCAACCCCGCCAAAGCCACAAGGAGAACAAAGTGAGAACTTTCGAAAACGTAACAACAGGCACGCTCGAGCGAGTAACCAACGAGGCAGTCATCGAAATGATGGTGAACTCTGAACACTACGTCGAGGTAGCCGAAGAGGCGGCACCAGAGCCAAAAAAGGCTAAGGCAGAAGCGCCAAAAGAAGACTAAGAACGAGGCGCTACACGGCGCCTTATTCAGGTATAAGGAGGAACGTGAACAAGGAGCAAAAAGAGCGAATAAAGCTACATATACAAAGCCTACGCTCGAATGAACAACAACGCGACGAAGCGCTCGAGGACTTCGTTATTGAAGAAATCGCAGACCGCGTCAAATTATACCTGAACGCCGACGAAATCGAGCCTCGACTCGAAAGGATTGTAGCGCGAATTGTCGTAGCCAGCTTGACGCAAGCAAGCGAACAAAAAGCGAACGGCAACATCGAGCAAGCAGTCCAGAGTATCAGCGACAACGGTCAGTCAATCTCATACAAAGACGGTGTGAAGAACTACTACGCAAGCGCCACAGATAGCGAGCTACTGGGCGGCTTCGCAGAGCTTCTGGCACCTTATAGGAGGGCGAACGTTGCGGGGGCTAGATAATATGAAAGCGGCAATGGCGCGGACTTTTTACGACAAAGAAGCCGAGCTATTGAAGCGACAGACCGCGAAGGCTTTCGACGGAAGCAACCGCACCACGTACATAACGGTCGGCAAAATCGTCGGCAATATTCAGACCTCAGTGAGTCGTCGGCTTATTGAGAACTACGGACTAGACGAGGACACGGAGCTAACTATCACAATCTCTCCGTTATCGCCCGCAGAGATAGGCGATAGGCTAAAATACGCGGGAAAAGTTTATGTCGTACAATCGATAAAGCCGCGAGATAGCCACGTGCTGATAGCCGCAACGAGCGTAAAGATATGAGCGCGTCTATATCTTTCCAGAACCTCGGGCAAATCCAGGCTCGCTACAGCAAGCTAGAGAAAGCCAAAGGCGTGGCGCAGGCAGTGAACCGAGCCGCGCTAGAAGTTGAAGGACAAGCACGCGCACTCGCACCAGTCGACACAGGAGCGCTCGCGAATAGTATCACAATGAAGCCAGCGACAGCGAACGGCGGCGAAATCACGGCGGAAGTATACACAGACAAAGAATACGCGGCGTATGTTGAATACGGAACAGGTCAGCGCGGAGCGGCAACAGCGCAGAGCCAGCCACTGAACGGCTCAATCACATACGGCGACAATGCAGGGCAGGTAGCCCAGCCGTATATGAAGCCAGCACTCGAACAAGTGCGCAAACGTTACGCCTCAATAGTGAGGTCAGAGATTAAGAACTAAGGAGGAGAAACGTGTCAGTATCGCGAAAGTACATTTATGATATGCTCAGCTCGGTCGACCCGAACGCTGACGTCATACAAGGAGCAACGGCTCAATTAACGAAACTGCCAGCAATTACCTTCTCGTTAGCAGGCAATCAGACGAAATACACACTTGACAGCGAATATATCGGCTCAATGACGGTCTATAAAATCGACATCTGGACGAGGGACGCCACTCAAGCCGAGCAACTTCTCCAGCGCACGAGCGACATACTCTGCGCCGAGGGCTGGGCAATGGACAGCGCGAGCGATATGCCCACAGCGCAAGACGACCTCGTGCATATAACATCACGCTTCCACGGCGTAATATGCTAAAATAAAAGCGTAAAGCATTAGAAAG